GAGAACTCTGCCCTTAACTTCCTCTTCCTTAGTTACAATGTTTTTCTTACCAGTCTTTTGCTTTACGATCTCACGATCAATATAAGCAACGCCAAGGAAATGCAGCTTTGTCTTGAGCGCATTGAAATAACGCTGACTCATATTAGTAGTCAGAATGGAATAAGACTCGCCAGTAATAGGATCATCAACATCCTTCTTCTTGGTATGACCGATAGCGATAAAGGAAACACCGACTGCCTTCAGCTCCCACAGCTTATCAAGCACAAGCTGAATAGCCTTATCCTCACCAGCCATAAAGCCACCGAAAGCTGCTTTAATAGAAGTAATTTTGGGCTTATCAGGATTTGCTCGATTGTGCATACGAATAACTTCAGGTTCAGTAATTTCAAGCAACTGATCAAATGTATCCAGAACAATAACACGCAAATCCTTATAATCCGTCAGCTTGTTCTCAATTACATCGTCACAGAACTCCTTGAAAGTAGCCCAATCAGGAATCTTTGCGGACACGATGCCATTGATAGCATCATGACCATCTTCCTTGCCAATATCCAAAGCAATATAACCGTCATCGCCAACCAGTTTTTCACAAACTTCCTTAATGACAGTGGATTTACCAATACCGCTCTCACCAATCAGACCAATGTTATAAGCGAGAGGATCAATACAAATCTCACGCTTTTCACCAAATTTTCTTGCCATTATGTACTACCTCCTTAGAACAAATCCTCTTCGTCTACATCGTCCTTGTCCTCGTCCTCGTCCTTATCAAAGGGAGGCTCGTCATCGTCATCCTCGTCCTTCTTGGACTTAGACTTTGCAGACTTGGAATTCTTCTTAGCTTCCTCCATCGTTTCATCTGCGGCAGGAACAAAAATCTTTTCCTCGAACTCGTCTGCGGTATCATCACATTCCAGAACACCATCAGCATAATCACCTTCCAGCTTAGGCTCAAACAGACGGAACTCGTCAATGCGATCACCGTAGATATTGCCCTTGGGACGGAAATCATCAACAGACTTAATACCAAGTTCGACCTGTTCACGCTGAGAATCAGTCAGCATAGACTCGTCAAACTCTGCTTCCTCAGCACCACGGAGCAGCACAATCTCCCAAGGGATATGTACCATATTCTTGTTCTTGACCTTGATGTACTTCATCTTGTAATCAAACAGCTTCTTATGCTTTTCGTTCTCAAGATCATACTTTGCACCAGAGAACACAACCTGAATGGGAACATACTTTCTGCCCTCGTCCTTATTGATATACTGCTCAATGTAGCAATCCAAGGTCATCTTCTTGTTCTCGTCAAAATCACTGTCATCAAGACTGCTCTTGTTGTAGAACAAATCCATAGTCAGAAGCAGACGATTCTTTCTCTCTTCAGGGGCAGCGAACACATTCTGAATGCGGAACTTACTGAAATAAGTCTTTTTCTTTGCATACCAGTCACGAGTAAACTGACCAGTAACAACAACACGACCGTCATAATTAGGCAGATGCTCACGCAGATGCTCAATCATATCGTAGGCGGTAATAAACTCCTGTCTGCCGCCGTGTTCATCACCAAGATCAACAATGTACTTACGGTAGTTGGCAACCTTTTCGATAATGTCCTCGTCAAAACGGTCATCCCAATCTACATCCATCTTTTCATTGTCAACATCCATTGTCTTAATGACCTTTTGCTGGCTGTCAAAAGCCTCGACAAAAGCCATATTCATGTCGGTTTCCTTGATGCCGAAAGTCATAGACAGCATCTTCTTGGTTTCCTTAGTCTTTTCATCTTTCTTAGAAATTTCCTTGCAGAAAGGACGCTTAGTATCTGCCTTCTGCTTAGGAATTACAGGGGTTCCACAAAAACTAAATCTGGACTGATAACTCATATACACAAATCTCCTTAAACTTTGTCAAAATTCATTTCAAGAAACTTTCTACTTGCAAGATAATCACAGAGATGCACAAACTTCTGATACTTGTTCTTGGGCTTAGGCAACTCAACCTTAGAATATCGTGCGGTATTCCACTGTCCCATGTGAGTAGCAATGCAGTCATATAAGAATTTCATCTGCTCATCATTCAACAGACCAGTTTCAATATGACATTGCTTTACAAAATCTGCTGCCAGCAGAGGATGATCAAATACTGTATTACCCTCTCGCTTACCCTGCTTCTGTCCATCATGAAGGATAAGAGCAGTCAGCATTAAATCTCGTTCCTCTTCGGAAAACTGGAACATCTCAAGATTAAACAATTCATTTGCAATCCAGAATGCAGCTTTGGTATGACGCAATAAACCGCCATTGCCAAGAGCATATTCAGGATGATATTTGCCGCTGGATGAAGCAGCTACACGGAAGAAATAATCAGGTAGATTGTCGATGCAATATCCAAGAAATTTCTTGATGTATTCGGTACGAATAATAGATAATTCTTCCGCAAAGAAATCTCGCTTATTATCCATTAGTCCTCCAAGAAACTCTTAAACTTGCCGATAATCTTTTCATTATGTTCTGAACTCGTGCCTTTCTCATTAGCCATTCTCTCCTTCTTGATTTTCAACCTTATTCTCTGTTTCTGTTGTTGCCTCTGCCTTGGGAGGCTCATTTACCTTTGCCAAACACTGATTGCACCACTTACGCAACTGCATGAGCTGCATCTGAGGATTCATTCTACTTTCTACTGCCAAGTTTTCCCCAGTTCTACCATCCAGAAGATACCCCACAATTGTAGTCGTTCCAAGGTCG